TAAATAAAATTTATTTAATGGATTGTATCGAAGGAATGAAATTGATAGATGATAAGTTTATTGACTTAACCGTTACGTCACCACCTTATGATAATTTAAGAACTTATGGGAATATTTCTACTTGGAATTTTGATTTATTCACAAAAGTTGCCAGTGAATTATTCAGAATTACTAAAGATGGTGGTGTTGTGGTCTGTGTTGTTGGAGATAAAACAGATAAAGGAAGCGAAACAGGATCAAGTTTTCGGCAGGCATTATATTTTAAAGATATTGGATTTAATTTACATGATACAATGATATACGCCAAAAATAATCCAATTCCATTAACTCATAATAGATATGAACAACAATTTGAATATATGTTTATTTTTAGTAAAGGAAAACCTAAAACATTTAATCCATTATTAGAAAAATGTAAAACTGCTGGCAAAAATCAAAATCAAAGAACTTTTTGGCAAACGTCCAATGACACAGAAAGAAAGCCAGCTCATAAACTCGAACTTGTTAAAGAAACAAAATATCGTTATAATATTTGGTATTATTCTGTAGGTGTTGTAAAAGGGAAAAAACATCCAGCACCTTTTCCTGATCATTTGGCCAATGATCATATTTTAAGTTGGTCGAACGAAAAAGATATTATATTAGACCCATTTGTAGGTTCGGCGACAACAGCCAAAGTATCTAAATTATTGAATCGTAATTTTATTGGATTTGAAAATAATGAAAACTATTATAAAATAGCCTGTAATCACATAGGACAAATTTAATATGGAACTTACACCAGAACAAAAACAATTAATTTTAGATACCTGGAACGCAACTCCAGACGCCCCACCGTCTTTAAAAACATTGGTCGAACTTATTTTTGGAGAGGGCGTGGACGGTAGAGACATACGGGGCAAGTTAATTAAAATGTTTCTCGCTACAAGAAATTTTCGAGCTAAAGCCACATCTGACAAAGAAAATAAAACCTCCTTAATTACCCTTACTGAAGAAATGAAATTGTATATTGCCAATAACGCCAATAACAATACCGCCTTAGAAATGGCACGAGAACTCTTTCATAATGAACATCTAACCAATTTGAATGCCGAGACCAGAATAGTTAACGAATACTTAAAGTCTTTAACTGGACAAGTAATCTTTGGTGGTAAAGAGGCAATAAATGATGTTCCAGAGGGTGAATATGAGCCGCCCAAAACCTTAGATAAAGCATTAAAGAAAATTAATGAATATGTTTCGTTTGTACGCGCGATCTCCGAACTCAATGCACAACAAAAAAAGAATACAGAAAAGTTAATAGATTACTTACATACATATCGTTTTATTAGACTAATGAATTCATTCGAGTCTCAAAAAGACAGAAAAAGTTGCGAAGATGCTTTTATTCGTTATACTTATGACAAATCAGATTTGACACAAGAAGAGATTGATCAATATATTTCTTTGGTTGGAGAGGTTGTTCACGAATTAACAGTTAAGCGAAGAATGGAAAAGATGGGAAAACAACAGGAAAGTATATCGGACAACTCAGAACAGGCGCAAAAATATTCAATGGGTTTGGTTGAGGCCATCGGTAAGGCGAGTACCGAATTTCATCAATGTAGAGATAGACAAAGAAAGTTATTGGAGGCATTAACTGAAAAACGCAGTGAACGACTAACCTCCCAAGTAAATGAAAATGCAAGTATTTTAAATTTAGTCCAGATGTGGCGGGACGAAGAGGGAAGAAAAGAGTTATTAAAAATCGCTCAATTAGAGCAACAATCTATTGTTGATGAGGTAGAAAGAATCTCGTCTGTTTCTGAGATAAAATTAAAGATTCTTGGTTTATCCAAAAATCAAATATTAAACAGTTAATGAAATTAAACCATACATATAAGTGTTCTCAATCAGATAAGGTTGTAAACATAAGAGTAGATGGCCGTAATCAATGTAAAAAATTAGGAGAATATTTGTATAAGGATGCAACAATTTATTTAAAAAGAAAATATGATAAATATTTATTAATTAAAGGATAAATGGATAAACAACCTATACAATTTTTTAAGACAGCCTCTAAAAAAGATATAATAGATTATATCAGTAAATTTCTATTGGAACGCAAGAAAGAAAAAAATATTTTTTATACATTGGGACAAGTAGAATTGCGCTCTTTAGGTCTACCTGGAATTAGCTATTTAAATAATTTAGTCGGAGATTATTATAAATGGGCCGAATCTTTGGGATTTAAAAATAGATTAGAGTTATTTGAAAAATGGGAAAAGGGAATAGAATTAAATAAACGTAATATTATTTATTGTGATAGTCGCGAGCAACAGATATTAGATATAGATAAAACAAAGTCCGTAACCAAAAAGTTGAATGCTGGAGATTATTCCTTTTCTAATTCTGAATGGAGTGGAAACGCGGTAATCGAGAGAAAAAGCACATCAGATTTCATTGGAACAATGGTAGGTGGATACAAAAGATTTGTTCGGGAAATTGAGAGAGCTAATGAAGACAAAACATATCTAATTGTTTTGGTGGAAGCGAAACTATCTGACATGTTAGATTATAGAAATAAGAGAATTGTTAATTACAAAATTAGATTTCCAGTTAATGTAGTATTCCACGCACCGCGCCAATTAATGCAACAATTTAATAATATGCAATTCTTGTTTGTAAAAGATCATGAGGAAGCTGGGGGAATGGTTGAAAAACTTTTTGGTTTGGGCGGGCAAATTAAGAGATATGATTTGCAGTATTTGTATGATGCTGGAAAATTTAACTTGACAAATAGTTAAATTAAGGATATAATATAAAATTATGAACGAAATAAATGACAAAAAAATATGCAATAAATGTTTAACCCAATTGTCATTAGATATGTTTTATAAACACCCAAATGGTGTAAATGGCTTCGATAGTAGATGTAAAAAATGTCACAAGACAATACGCGATTTAAATTATAGCAAAAAACGAGATTTAATTTTGTCCAAATGTAAACAATATAGAAAAACCAATTATAAAACTATTAAAGAGAAAAGAGGCCTTCTGGATAAAGAAAAGAAAAAAGAATATAATAAAACATATCGTCAATTTCACAATCAAGAATTAAACGAATACAGTAAAAAATACTATGCAAACAATTGGACTAAAATGAGGGAATATAGTAGTAATTACGATAAACAAAGACTAAAAACGGATTTTAATTTTAAATTAAAAAGAAATATAGCGAGAAGAATATTATTGGCACTAAAGAATAATAGTAAAAACGGTTCGACAATGGAATTAATCGGTTGTTCAATTCAATTTTTTAAAAATTATATGGAATCTAAATTTACAGAAGATATGTCTTGGGAAAACCACGGTTTTCGTGGGTGGCACATGGATCATATACAACCTTGTTCTTTTTTTGATTTATCAAAACCAGAACAACAAAAACTCTGTTTTCATTATACTAATCTACAGCCCTTATGGGCAACAACTGAAATCGCACAAAAACACGGTTCAAAAATAATCGGGAACATAAATAAAGGAGATAAAATTAATGTGGTTTGATCCATTTGAAAAAGAAAAATTAATCATTGAAAATCCCAATGAAGAATTTAAAAAGTTAATCGGAGAGTTAGATAATGATATTGCTAAAATTACACTAGCTCGCTTTTTGTATAAAAATCTAGGATTTACCGTAGAACTTTTAACTGGCGTAAAACTTTTTCCCGATCAAATCATTAATATTAAGGGGATGATGCAATCCAATCATTCTCTTTGTGTTTGGTCTCGTGGTTTAGGGAAAACTTCAGCGGCAGCGATTTTTGCTGTATTAATGTGTATTTTTTATCCCAAGACGAATATATTAATTTGTGGCCCGACTTTCCGAACAGCGCGGTTCATTTTTAATTATATAGAAAAAATGACTGAAAGTAAAGATGGGAAAATGCTTTTAGCTGCATTAGGAATAAACAAGTCAAAAAGAAACGATGAATTTATTTGGAGAATAAACGAGGGAAGTATTGTTGCTATTCCGTTAAACGGGGAAAAAATTCGTGGTTTTCGTGCTAACATTTTAATCATTGATGAGTTTGCTCTGATGTCGGAGGATTTAGTGGAAAGAGTTTTAATACCATATCTTATTGTTCCACAGGACCTAAAAAAGAGACAACAAATTCGAGCAGTGGAAGATAAGTTAATATTAAAAGGAATTATTAAAGAAGAGCAGAGAACCAAAGCCGTCAACACTTCTAAACTAATAGGATTATCCTCTGCGAGTTACACCTGTGAATATCTTTTTCGAAAATATCAAGAATATATTAATCAAATTAACAATCCGACTAATACCAAGGATGCGGGTAAATATTTCGTTAGTCAAATGTCGTGGGATTCAATTAAAAATCCAGAAGATAGAATGGACAAAAGTATCATTGAACTAGCACAAAGTAATCAGGCCAATTCAGCTTCTTTTCAAAGGGAATATTGTGCAAAATTTATGGATGGTAGTTCTGGTTATTTTTCTATGGATAAAATGCTCGCCTGCTCTATCCCAGACGGACAAGAACCCACCCAATTATTAAGAGGACACAAAGATAAAAAATATCTCATCGCAATTGATCCAAACTTTTCTGGCTCTGATACCTCTGACCATTTTGCAATGTGTGTTCTGGAAATCGAACTAAATAAAGACAATAAATTCATTGGCACCGTTGTCCATCAATACGCTTGCGCTGGCAAAGACCTAAAAAATCACATTGCATATTTTCATTATTTATTAACTAATTTTAATATTGAAATAATAATTATTGATAATGCTGGTTATCAATTTATTGAATCAGCAAACGAAAGTGAGGTTTTTAGAAACTCTAATATTGATTTAAAAATATTTGAATTTAGTTCTGAGAAAGATGGAGAAGAATACGTTAATCAAATCAAAGAAGCCAAAAAAGCCTATAACCGCCAAATGCAAAAAATAGTATTTACACAGGTGTTCAATACTGATTTTATATGTAAATCAAATGAGTGGTTACAGGGTTGTATTGATTATAAGCGTGTCTGGTTTTCGAGTCCAATTAAAGGGTGCCCAGATGCGTTTGATAAAGCAATTCAGGTCCCAATTAATAGTAATTTAATTGGAGATGAATTAGATACTGGTGAAAGCGCCATTGGTTATTTTATCGATCACCAAGAAACACTTATGAAACAACTGCGTTACGAGGCGTCGGCAATTGAGGTTAGCGTAAACGCAAAAGGCAATCAAACATTTGATTTGCCAGCGGTTATAAAAAGAGATCGTAGTCCATCCAGAATGCGTAGGGACTCTTATACAGCCCTCCTTTTGGCTTGTTGGGGAATGAAATGTTATGGAGATATTTTAAATACCCCCGTTGAATCTTTTGACACGTTCACCCCGTTTTTTTGTTAACATTATAAGAAAAGACCATTATATTTTTAGTGTAATAACTAATATTATAAAGGCATATGGCTCTGACTAGTCAAATTAAGGTTCGCCAAATTTCTCCATCCGAGCTTTCGGGTTTTGTAAATGGAGCAACGTTTTCTTCTTTATCTGGAACTGGCATCAATATTGGTGGAAATATAGCCCCGACCATCTCTGGTTTATATAGTTTGGGAGACACGGGACATTATTTCCAGAATTTATATACTAATAATGTAATAATTCCAAGTGGTAATTCAATTAATTTTGGAGGGACTACTTTATCAGCTTATACCTCTGGAAATGCTGGCATTTTAAATGTTGGTGGATATACAATTACTTCTACGTCAACCGCTCTGAGTATCATTGGTCCATCTGGGCCTAGTGGCTATCAGGGCATTCAGGGTATAGTTGGTAACTCAGGTATTAGTGTTACTGGATATACAACCTCTAATAATAAATTAACTTTTTATTACTCT